TTACTGATATCCCAGTATTATCCCGTGACTACTACTAGAAAACATTCCACCCATAAATGTATTTCCATTAATATTTAGTGTCTCTGGATCAATGACTACAGAAAACCCTCCATACTTCATTTCCAAATATTCAACTACAATACAATCTGGTGGCTGCAAAAGTAAAACCAATTTTTTTTTATTATGGTTATCCTTAATTGTGATCCTATTTCCTTCATAAGTTACATCCCAATTCTCTGTGAAAGCTTTCCATTCATTATCGACAATCTCAAGAGTCTTTTCTCCATTATCATTAAAAAAGACTCCGGATAATAGAAACGGTGTATTCTCTTGTACTGGAGGGGAAAAAATTAAAATAGGAACTCCTTCTATTGTTAACGGAACCCTTGCAGCTACTTTAGTACCACCTAATACTATAAATGGTGACTCGTCCGTATTAAAATCAAAAGATGAGCTTGAAAATCCTTGCCGCAGAGTTATTGGATTTTTTTTTGCTTTCCACACTGTACTTTTTGATAGTGATCGTTTAGTAACTTTCCCATGGCATGTTGGGCAAAGTAAAGTCATACAATCAGGATCATGTTTTTCAGCATCGTGAAATTCCGGTTCAATATGTTCATATTCATAAAGCCCAACTCCGCAAACAACGCATCCAAAACCTGATTGTTGCCGAATTTGTCTTTGTATTTCTTCAGGAATGTGCCTAGAAAGTCCGTACTTATTTTTATTAGTAGCCATAATTACAGGTTAACAATTCCTAATATAGCAAACTCTTATAAATTTACTTTTAATTTCCAAAATATATTGAATTCTGGATCATTATGATTTAATGAAGTATAAACTTCAGCTTCTACTATATTTATATCAGGATATATCCACAAATAGCCTCTATTACCGTATTCATCTCTATCGTATCCAACAATTAATCTATCAGGCCACTCACTATATCTTTCAAATTTAGGAGAAACAACGTCACCGATTTTGTACTGCATATCACTTCAATTTTTTTATCAACCAAATAACGCCGAATAATAAAATGATCAAACTAATAGCTAATCCTGTCCAATTTGAAAATATACCGGTCGCATTGGGCTTTTTATCAATGTCCTTAGTTTCCAACTTCTTCTCGTCTGTACTGTCCTTTTCCGCAGATATATTTACGTTTTGGTGCAGATTTTCGCGAATATCTTTTAGGATTTCGCGAGCTTGATCTGTCTTACGCTTCGTAAAAGAAACAATGCTATCTGCTTTAAACGTTACCGAGCCGTCAGGAGCAACTTTGACATCACTCCCGGGTGTCGGATAAACCATCACCTTATCGTCACTTTCTGTCGTAGCGTTGAACGTTTCTTTCGTCTTATCTACTTTGCCTTCTGTAGTTTCCGTGGACACCTTTACATCACTGGAAACCGAGACAGCATCCAATTGTTTGTTAACCTTAGTTGTTTTGCGGAATAGCCCGCACCCTGACAATAGGATGCAGACTACTGTTATTAAAAATATCCTCATAACTATTGCATTTTGTTTGATAAATCGGTAAGCTTTCCAGCCAAGCTATCCAGCTTTGGCACAAGTTCTTCAAGAGGTCTAGCGATGTTCGCCTTTACCTCAACCTTTGGCCTAGCATCCGAATATGTAGCACCAATCATTAGTATTAAAATAAACCATTTCATCGCTTACCTCCTTTTTTAACTTTTTGCTGCTGGGCCACACTATCAACTTTTACAGCAGCGCTATCCACTTTGGTAGCAGCCTGATTTACTTTTTCGACAGCAGGCTCTACCCTATTTTTGACTTCCTCAAGCATCTGTTTATATAACCGATCCTGTATTTCGATCATTTTGTCATTCTGCTTTTGATCCCTTTCCCTGGAATCTTTATTGACATCTATAATTAGGTAAAATACTGCCCAAAATACTGATACCACAATAAATAGAGCGTAAGTCACTGGATGACGTACTATTTGCATAAATGTCGGCTGTTGCTGACCTTTCCTTTCCTCTGCCATTATCTTAAATATTGATTAGATACCCATCCTTTTACCCCCAACGCTTCAACATTCGACCAAGATCCGGATGACGAGATAACATTCACACGGGTGCCGCGCGTCAGCACTTTCAATACAGCATAGTTGGTACCTGGTCGCGATCGCAAATTCAAATCGCTTGCGGTAACTTTCGTCACCACACCAAAAACTTCACGCCGCACCCGATCCATCGGAAACTTTGGCCCCGGATCATCTTTTCGGCCGGCAGGTGTCGCGACTTCCGAGTGTGCGAGTATTTCTGTGATTGAGGGATATGCAGCGACCAAAGCTTTGCATACTTCAATACACTTTAGGATCTGTGTTTCTGTCCAATCGCTTTTGGCATCCACGTTTTGCTGCTCGATACCGATCGCATACTTGTTCAACCCAGTCAATCCTTTCCATGCACTAGCGCCAACATGCCAAGTTATTTGGTTGAACCTTGCCATTTGAACGACTTTTCCTGATTTGGCGATATGAAGATCACAGCTAACCTTTGAACGTGGATCAGTTAGCCAATTAACTGCTGATGTTTCATTGCTCGCACCGTCGTAATGCAGGACAATAAAACGGATATCCTTTGTTCCCGAACTGATATTAGGAGATTGACGGAACTCAATCTGAGTCCCGTTACTATTGTATAATAAATTGTTTTTTACTTGCATGATATTACCTTTTTAAAATTTACGATTCCCAAAATCTTTCTACCAACCATCCTTTTTTATATGTAAGCCGAAGTGTTCTAAAACCTCCAGCATCCTCTCTCCATGCCTGCACCTGGACGACTGTATCAAGTCCAAAACTGCCTTCAACCTGAACATTTCCCCGCGGCACACGCAATGCTATATCATCGTCACTATTTGGAGAGCCGAAAGCTTCAGTTGAGAATCCAACATTGGGAGCCCTTACTCCTGGATCGGTATTCAACGACTGAGACCTTACCTGCATAGCAAGTTGCGAGGTTGGACTAACATTTACTATTACGCTTTTCCTTGACTTTACCGCTGTTGACTCTGCTTCGTCAGCCATATTTGTACGATAATAAAGGGAGCGCGGTGTGAAATATAAATTTGCATCCATCTCATTTGTCGAACCAAAATAGATTGCGTTTGACATCACATTGAATGCTCCAATCATACCCGCTAATGCTTTAAATGTACCGTCGTCCAATACTTGAAATGGTGCACTGTAACGATCTTCTTCATTTCCCCCAGCCCAAAATCGAATCGACTTCTCACCCAGGTCCGACAAACCACTGATACCAGCATTTACAAACCCGTCACTTCCTACAGTAATAATCTGCGCAAACAATCCGATCACATCAATAAATTCAGCCCCAATCTTTCCTGTACGAATAGTATCACCATTTATGTAAGTCATCCCATTGGTGAAAGCGTAATCCCTTCGTCCTTCCAAAACGTTATACAGCAATCCACAATTAAAGTGATAAAATCCAGCTTCCGACTCTGTGGGTATAGGTGTTTCCGATAAAACCCATTGTCCTGTGAGCTGAGTACGGGAACATTTAGCAGATAGATAATACGACTTGTTCGAGTCCAATCCCTCTTGTGTCAATCCTCCCATTTCCCAGATATACCCCAACCCCTCAATCTGAACTTCTCGATGGATCAATTTGCCTGCAGTGATCTGAATCGCATTCGGATCGTCACCTACATTTGGAATAATGCGAACACCATCCAAATAGAAGTTCTGTGATTTGGCCCCAACAGATAACATAAGTGTCTCAATGCTCAACGGCTTAATGTTGGCCGGATCGAAATAGTCTCCTTCAGGATCGAAGATCTTACCCTGAAGCTGGCGCATACGCAGAGCTTGCACGCGCTGGGCTTCCGCTTTTTGACGGTTGACAGTCTTCACTTCTTCCTTAACCTTTCCTGTATCAATAACCGTTTGGGCTTCCTGAGTGTAAGTAATCTTGTCACTGATCACCACCGTACACTGATTAGGATTTACCAAAGGGAATGAAACGGATGTAACGCGAATCATGTCGTCAATTCCCAACTTGTCATCCTTCAATCGCACACGGTCCCCTGACTTGAGCGTAAAAGCATTTTCACGCATATACTTTTCATCAATTTCGACACGGTATGGAGGTCTAGTGAGCGTTTTAAAGCTTTTCTCAACTTCTTTGAATAGACGGTTTTCTGCATCAGTGATATAGGATTGTGGCTGCTTTATTCCGATCAGTGTATACTTATCACCAACATTTGGCGAAAACGTCGCATTCGGCGTAATATATCCATCATCTTCTGTGTTTGTCTTGATACGGATTGTCTTAGTTGTATTGTTATAAGAGGAAATTTCAAATTCCTTTCCACCCAATTCACCAGTTTTGAAAACCACCTTAGCGGTCTCTCCCTCAATACGATTTCCATTAAGATCGAAATCCAGTGAAGAATCAGTAAGAGAAAGCAAATCAGCAGACACTGCAGTCAATGTACCAGTACGTTCAGGATAAATATCATCAAACACAACGCTTGTTTCCCGACGACGTTCACCTGCAGCTAACGGACGTTCAATCATTCCAGTGTTGAATGTTAACCTTTTTGCTTTATTCCGATAGTCCGCCGGAATATTCTTGGTTCCACCAAACCCATAGATTCTATTGTATAAAGGGGTATCTAAAATGCCACGCTCTACAGAATACAATCCTTTTGTACGTCCATATGAAAACCCGATATTAGTTTGCATCCCTGCTTGTTTGGTTAGGTTTATTGTCTTCCCGTCACCGGAAAACCAAAATTCCAAACCGAATTCCTCCGCAAATTTCTGTACGGCACCTTTACAAGAATACCCTTGACTATCAGCAAAGAAATCAATCAACTTTTCATCTCCAGTATCACAGGCTCCAACCATCCATCCGCTATCGTCTACGTTCATACAATCGACAACCAACTGGACAAACTGCGCTGGAGTTCCAAAAAAGGAAAACTCTATCGTACCAAGGTGTTTGAACGTGATATCTTTTAACCAGTAAGAAGGGTGTTCAAAAGTTATGTTATACTGGATAACGGCTGAACGTGTTAGCTGATATGGTACATTTATCGTGTAGCGTACGCCCTTGTAAATGATATAATCATCAACTTTGATGTCCAGGACAATCGGCGAAAAAAACTGACACTGAATATCAAAACGTCCCATACATTCGTCGAAATAGACTGTATTTTCGTCGATTGGAATCACTACTGTAGCAACTCCTTGCCTGTATAATTGAAGTGTATTCATAGCCTAGCAGTCCTCGCAGCCCTCAAATTCAGGCAATGTTTTTAAATATTCATATCCTTGTTTACGGACATTGAAATCATTTTCATCTTCTGATTCGTTAACGGTAAAACGATATGGTCTCTGTGGAAAATTTAGATTGACATTTTCCCATATTTTATGCATAATTCCATCCTCTTCAACTTCTACCTCTTTTTTAAAGTAATAACCAACAAGGAAACTACAGACATTAAGCTGTCCACTGTATCGATCTATTCTTATATATATTTCGTTTACACTTTCTAGGTTCAACAAACCTTTCAATAAGTCAGGAAGAGAAAATTTTTCAATATTAATTTTGAGCGCCATAATTTTAAATAGTTGATTGCTGTTTTGAATTTCTATCCACTAACAACTTAGCATTTAGCCTCGATTTAAGATCATTTACCAATGCAATTGCTGTAGCAAGATCCGTAGCATCTGGAAGGGTACTATCTTCCACTGCGGCAGACTGATTAAATACCCCCTTAACCAAAGGTGTTGCGTTATTAGAGTTTATTCTATAATATCTCCAAGTGTTTAATCCAGTGCAAATAAATATCAACTGTTCGTTTACTTCACTTATTGTAACTGGAGTTGTCGTATTATTAAATGTGACACCAGCAGCAGGAAATATGGTAGTAACTCCTGAAGTGTTTTTTCTGAATGATTTTCTGACACCCACAGCAAATGCCGTCGATGAATTCGATAGCTGAAAATTTACAGTCTGTGATCCATTATAATTTAATTCTATAAACTCCTGAATGCCGCCAACATTAGTTGCGCCTACAGCGGAAGACAATACTGTATATCTTTCGCCATAGCTATTTCTGTTATAAGTTTCTTTGGAGTCAGGTATAAGAATACCATTCAATCGATTATAAACTCCAAATACTTGAACATTTATAGCACCTAAATCCACATAAGATTCATGCGGTGACTGTTTTTGATAGTGGTTATAGTAAAAGTTTGAAAGATTAATATTTGATGCAGAGTTTTGAAGTTCCAAATCTTGCATATGACCGTTCATCCAAGTAAAATTAATTGAGGAACTTCCTACAATGACTTTATTTGCACTATAGCAATTTATAAATGTGGACATTCGTCCGTTGTCAAGAACCTCATAAGATGAGTTCCTAGATTCAAATCCTACACCAATAAACAAATTACCTTTATTGAGTTGGTCGATCTGTAAACTCCATTCGGTATTTGCTTCTGGTGAACCTCCGATAAAAAAGTTTTGTTCACCTTTTTCAATATGGACCCCCTGAGGCGTACCTTCCCAATAAGTATTTCTAAATGTATTATTAGTAGCTCGACCTATTGATACTCCCAAACGAAAACCTTCAATCAACTTAAGGCCTAACTTGGGGACAAATTCCATGTCGTTTTTATTAGTGGAACAATATATGTTATCAAACATTCCTAACTGACATGCAGACAGAAGTGCTATACCACTCGTCGGATTTGCATTTATAAGATTTACGTTTTGATACCTACCTCTAGCAATTGAATTTTGGTACCATATTACAGACGTATTCTCATTTCCTGAAATGGTTAAATTACGCACATTACTGTCAGTAACCATGGGCACGGCGACTGTATCTCCAAGCTGTCCATCCTGGTTAAAACATATCGCATTTGTTGTACATTGCAATATTGACAAACTCATCAATTCACCTTCCCAATGAACATTTTCATAGCAGGTACGTCCGAGGTCAGTGTACCGATAAGTACCTTTAGGAAAATATATAGTACCTCTATCGTAGGCTGGACGTGAAATCAAATAATTTTTAATTCTATTAATAATATCAGTATTATCAAAAGAATTATCACCCTTAGCCCCGGCGTACAATACATTAAAGAAATGCTTAAAATCATGAAATAGTTTAATGTGATCTAAAGCAAAGATGCTAAAACCATTGTCAGCATCTGATGTATTAGTAATAAAATAATCTATTGGTGAACCAGTGTCGCCTTTTTCATAATATCCATTTAATCGAACACCTTTAAAGCATCCATATTTGATGAGGTGTTGATTATAAGATGACAAGGTTCGTAGTTCACTCACAGAATCTACTTCTAAAAACTGATCACCCCAATTTGGACGATTTATTTTTAAATATTCCCCAGTAGCCTTGTACTTGCTGTAAATTCCCCACTCATCAACCTTGGAATCATCCATCGGCGTGCCGTCATACCAGGTAACAACCACTGTATAGGAAGTGGTGGTATTATCAATTTTGCTCTTTACATTACTGATAACAATAGAATCAGGATAAACCCTTCTTATCGGCTGGTCAATTAATACTTCTGCCATAACTATATTCCAAAATAATCATCATAATATGCTGGCGCCACGGTTGCATCAACAGCGATCTGTTCCGCCAATGTTGGTAATTCAACCTGTTGCACCTCCTTGGTTATTCCATTAACCAATAATAGCTTGTCAGCCGGCACTAAATCAGTCCTGATCTGTGCCTGGCTTACGTCTTTTGTTCCTTCTCCCACTTCTGCCATGTTAAAACCCTTTCAATAATTCGGTCAAAGGCTGACCATGTTTATCCACTAATATTAAATTTGTGCTGTCCGTCAATAAATTCCAGTTCTCAAGCATTCTAATTTCTGCGATTGGCAGCGATAGGAATGCTGTTACCCTATTTGGAGTGACACGTACATTAGTCACCTTGAATCCGTCCTTCACAAAAAACTCACGCGTTGTATTGTCGTCCAATCTCAGCGTCCTTGCATTGGGACGCGAAAAAAGATATTGCAAGTTGTTGATGCACGCCTTGAAGCTGTTGTATGATGGATGATCTAAAAAGAAATCAATTGTAAATTCCCTCATGTTCCTACGGACAGGGCCAATTCTCTCAACTCCGTATGCTGTTGTTTCGCATTGCTTAGATGCCGGGCGGTTAGCCTGATCTCTGGTTAACATATTAACAATACCCAATTGAGAGAAGCTAAAATTGTCGATTCCGACACCAACTGAAGTAGTGGTCGGAACTGCGCCTGTCATCTCCACGACCGGCTGACGAAATTTCAATTCAATATTTCCAAACCCTTGATTTAAGTATGATACTGGAGATGCTTCCAATAATTGAACATCCCAGATCCCAAACTCACTTGACAACGGGAATACTGATCCCTGTAAAGTGTCGATGTAATCGTAAAGAGACTGGGCAGCACCAACAAACCCGCCCCTGTTTCCCTCAGCCAACCAGCAATACAAGGAAATATCCCGACCTCCGAAGAAGATCTCATCAGCGCGGAGATATGGTTCAACTCCATTTTCATCCTGCCAATCATGAAATACCTTGCCAATGCGAGAAGGCATATCCCAGCAACCTGCAATAGCGATGTTGCTACTAGCTTGGCGACCGGCGACAAGACCGAAATCCTCAATTGGTTTGTTGTTTATTTTGTATTCCATACTATCCTCCGTAAGCTCTTGTTGATTGAGGTGATGTGTTTTTATTGATGCTTTTTAATTCGGAAACGGCATTTTTAAGTTCTGTAACGGTGTTTGCTGTATTTGTTTGGATTGCATTCAAAGCAACGAGAGAATCATTGGCAATCATGACCTGCTTCACTAAAGTCAAACCTTGAGATTTGCTCTCATCAAACATCCGTTTGTTTAATTCAAATGTTGAGCGATATAATCCTGTCAGTTCGCTAGCAGTAGCTTCAGTAAGTTCTCTCTTGATTGAGCTTTTTAAACCGGAACCTCCTTCTTCCCCTTCATATCCGATGAGGTCCATCATAGCTTTGTATCTCTTATTGCCGGCTTCGGCTAACGCCTTATATTCAGCCTTGAGAGCATCCGATTCTGTTTTTGTTAAATCACCATCATCCATGGCCTTTAGCACATTGTCATACCAGGACTGCATGCTTTCTGTCATCTTACCATCTTGCACCAACCTCATCACAGCTTTTTGCATGTGCTTGTAAAAAGAATCAGAAATGTCGCCGAAAGTCAAATCAGCCTGTGAAAAGAGATTTCCAAACTCGTCTTTGATATCATCAAGGGAAATTCCGGTAAGCGCTTCTTTAATTGCATCCTTTAAATCTTCAGCCTGTTCTTTAGCATCTATCATGCTTTGACCGTACTTTCTTACTTCCTCAGGAAGCTTCGCCCATAGTTCAGGTTGCTTTAGCAATAAGGTTTCCCACTCCTTGCTAGACATGTTCAAAAGTTCTTGCCGGCTCAATACATCACCAAGTTCCTTATCATAGTTATACCAGTTGGAGTGCTTAAATAAGCTCGCTCCCTGAGAAAACCAGGCTTCTAGACTTTTCCTATTTGCTATCAGTTTCGAGTTTACGAGATCAAGTGCTTCTTTATAAGCTTCCATGGCGGTCTTGCCTATATTTGTCGAAAAAAACTCCTTTTGCTTATCAATCAGGATATCAAAAGTCTCAGAGAGTGCCTCATAGTACTCCTGCTCCTTTTTTAAAGCTTCGTTTCGTTTTTTTGCAGCGCCATCAATGAAAGAAAAAACAGCTTGTACCACGGCCAATGCGGCCTTTATAATAGCCAATATTACCGAAGCATTTTCTGCTTGGTCAATAGCCATTGCAACAGCAGTAGCAGTAATTTGAACGGCATCTAATGTCGCGAGGGCAGCATCACCTGCATCCCCTAGGGCTTCTTTAAGAAAACTTGCCGAGTGCACGGCTTCTGAAACAAAATCAAAACTTTTAGCTGTCGCTTTTGCAAGTTTTCTCCAATTGGTTTTAATATCATCTGCGGATTCTTTCCCTTCTTCAGAAGCGCCTTGAAAAGTTGATTTAACTACCTCTCCAAACTCTCCAAAAGGATTTTTTTCAATTAAAATGTTTTCAGCCTCTTTTAGCTGTTTTTTTATCCTTTCTAGATCTACCGGATCGAATTTCCCCTTAAGGCTGTTGAAGTCTTTTTCAATTATTGATAAAAGATTTCTTATCTCCTTAGCTCCCATAATATCCATGTTGGAAAACAAAGTCTCCCATTGGATACTTCCGGTTAGTTCCTCGGCTGCGGTTTTAGAAACATCTAAATCTCGTTTCTTCGTAAGTTTTTCCTCCCTCTCAGGAGTAAGCTCGTTTGCATCTCGCAGCGCTTTAAGGTTGTCTTGGTATTCTTTCTCAACAGCAAGAAGTTTATCATTTAAGGATTTAGCAGACTGCAAAGCACTGACAAGCTTCTTATTCTCTCTTTCGCGATCTTCCTTATCCAAAGCGTCCAATAATAACCGAAGAGCTTTGGCTTTTTCCTCCTGGGCTTGAGTAAGCTTAACAGCAGATCCTTGAAAATCACCGGATGCACTGGATTTTTCAAGTGTGATCAAATCCATATATTCTTTCTGTAATCGATCCTTATATCCTTTAAATGAAGCTAGTTGACCAGCATAGCGCTTATCAGCTTCAGTCTTGGAAGTTTGCTCCGCATAAGCATTATATTCATCCAGCAACTGTTTTTGAACAGAAAGAGATTCTGTTAAACTTTTCGTGTCTTGTCTCGTGGTTGCTTCAGAAACTTCAAAATTTTCCGAACGTTTTAGCCCACCTTCGTCAACTCGTAATCCTTTATTCTTTGGATCAGCATAAAATTTTCGGACCTCCTCCTTGATTTTGGCGTATTTATCCTTTATGGAAGCTACCTCCGATTCATTTCGAGTAATTTGATTTCTAGACGCAGTCTCATTAATTTTATCAATTTCAAGCTGAAGAGATCTTTGGCGCTCTGTTGATCTTCGTGTTTCTTCAGCTGCCTTGCTGGCAGATTTAACAGCAGACTCGTCTTTACTAAGAGAATATTTATCGACATTCTTTTGAGCTTCGGCAAGTTTTTTAGAAAGTGAATTCCATATATCAGAACCTTTCTGGGAAACCTCTAAACTATCAATAGCCTCCTGGGTATCGGAAACAATCTTTTCCCAATACTCCTTATTTTTCCTAATAACTTCCTCTTGTTTATTTGAATTAGTTGAAGTAGAAGCGCTAGCAGGATCAAATTGCTTCATGAACGCATTATCTTGAGGGCTCAAAGTCCCTCCAAGATCACGTTGCTTCTGTAGATTGTTCTTAATTTTATCAGTTAGAACCGCTATTTTTTGGGTTCTATCCTGAATCCCTTGTAAACGCTTTTCATCACTTAGGCCAATACGGGCTAATCTAGAGATGAAAGAAGTACCTTTTTCATTATTCAAGCTATTATTTTGGACTGATGTAATTTGATCTCTTTGCCGTTTCAGCTCGTCCAACTCCACATTTAAAGTTTTCCGGGCTGTGATGTTCATATCTTTGACAAGCTGCTTCTGAGCATCATTGAATTGCGTTATCTTCTTTTTATTGATATCGATTGCTTGACCATACTTATCGAATTCAGTCACTGCAGATGGAATAAGCTCAGAAACTCTCTTAATAATTTCTCTCAGCTCAGTATGCTCATCTTTATTTAGGGTAGTTTTGGATTTGAGTTCATCGTACCTGCTCAATAAAGGCCTTACAGATTTTTCGGTACTGGAAGTTTGGCTCTCTAGTTTACGATAGCTATCTAGTAACTTATCGGATTCAGCAACATTCCCTGACATAGCATCAATTGTATCAGCTACGAAGCTTATAACAGCAACACTTGCTTTTCCAATACTTCCTTGACCATTTTCAATTCCAAGAACGAAGTTATTCCATGCGATGCTGATACGTTCCGATTGATTAATTAACTTCTCAGATGCAGTACCAAATTCGGCATCCATTGAACCGGTAGCATCCTTAACCTGGTCCATTGCATCAGCAAGCGTTGCATATCCTTTTGAGGCTAAAGAACCGATAACATCTCGATCTCTCTGAGCAGTAATTCCTACCGCTTCAAGACTTTTATTAAAATCTGATGCGGTAGTGCTTGTTCTATTTAAACCGCCAATGAAATCCATTAATACGCCAGAAGCATCCTCTCTAAAGCGATTACCTAATTCAGCTTGAGTACCCCCAACCAATCTCAAAACTTCATCAACTCCTTTGCCGCTTCGAATTGCTTTCTCTAGAGTACCTAAAGTTCTGCCCAATGTTGAACCAACTAACTCCGCCTCTACACCAACCGACTTGGTGGCCGTAGCATATGCTAGGATTTCTTGGCGACCAAGCTTGTAAATACCGGTAGATTGAGCAATGCGGGTAGCATTTGCGAGAATCTCCGATTCGGTAGCAGGGAAATTGTTTCCAAGCTGCACTATTTCGTCACCAAACGCTTTGATGTTTCCAACTCCACCATCAACCAATTGTAAAAGACGAGCGATTTGAGAAGCTCCTTCTTCTCCTGATATATCTGATGCAGTTTCAAGTTTGGCCAAAGCTTCACTGAATGCAAGAATATTTTGAGATCCTTTAACACCCAACTGCCCGGCAACTGACGCGTACTCCAGGAGTTTATCTGTAGAAACGGTTTTAAGGGAACGAGAAAGGCTAATGATATCATCAGAAAATGACTGCAGAGCCGACCCCGTGAGCCCCGTGGTTTTGCTTACATTTAAAAGTCCATCATTGAAATCAATTACCGTTTGCTTATTCTTGGAGAATAGCATAAATAGTGATGTCAATACAACTACTGCAATACCAACAGGGGAAATAAGGAATTTTCCGATTGAAGTGCCGATATTTACTAAAGAGGCACCGAAAGCTTTTAAACCACCTGCTTGTGACAGTTCCTCCAAAGAGGTACCGAACATGGATAATCTCTGATTGATATTTGCTATTGCTGGGCTAAGGTTCTCTAAAGCATCCTGGTAATTCCCTACATTTCGGAAATGGATACCTAACTGAGCATCGATTTTTTTGATTCCGGCATCAAGGATATTAGTCTGCTCCACAAGTTCCTCGGATCTTTTGCGAAGCATTTCATAACCAAGGCTTGTTTTATGCCCCGCTTGTTCCAAACGAAACATTTCAGCAAGGACATCACGCGCTTCTTTTCGAACTTTGCCAAGAGCAGTATTTAGTTTATAATACTCGCTATTTTCCTTCTCAAGCTGTTTATGCCTCTTCTCAGCGGCTTTAGCAGCCTTTTCAGCTTCACGTTCGGCATCCTTTCTAGCCCGCTCAGCATCACGAAGAACTTTCTCAGCAGCACGTTCTTCAGCATTAACTTTACGGCGCGCCTCTGCTTGCTCTTTAAGTTCTTTGTTATAAGCCTGGAGTTCAATTTGCCCCTGCTTGTACTGAATGTTTAACTCTTTTTCAGTTTGGGTAAGCCCCTCGGTCGCAGCTTTCTTTTCAGCCAAAACAGTCTTTGCGTCTTGTTCAAGCTGCTTAAGAATATTTAAGTCGGAAATTTCCTTTGATCTTTCTTCCCTAAGCCTCCGAATGGCCTCAATATTTTCGAGCTGGGCAGCTTTTAAGTTTCTAGTCGATTCAGCAGCTTTTTTGGCCTCATCGGACATTTCCTTTATAGGCTTTGCGGAGGATCCGGATAAAGTACTTTTTAAATTCTTTTCAAATTTATCAGACATTTCGGCCTGAAGCTTTGCTAAACCAGCAAGCTTTTTCCGTAATTCTGAATCATCTCCAATAAACTTAAACTTTACCTCTGCCATACAGCTTCAAAGGTACTTTTAGCGTAATTCTAAATAAATTATAGACCAATGCAAATCAATAATTTGCAAAATATTTTATTATCCATTTGGATATATCAATATATGTTTATAAGTTTGTCGTATACAAAAGGTAGTTCTTTAAAAAAATATAGCAAGGTGGCGGAATTAGACGTTGTAAATCGGGAGGAAGCAGGACTACAACAACCCGTAAAGACAGAATTACAAGCAGTAGGCGGAATAGTAGTTCTATGTAGGTAGCCAATCCTACCCTTGCTATAAAATTGAGGTGTGGCGGAACGGTAGAGGCAGCAGGTAGCTGTTGGCAATGATGGTTAGCAACTATTGAAAGCTATTTCGAGGTAGCCTTGCCTTTACAGGTTCGAATCCTGTCACCTCAACTCCATTTCTGCAAATCCTAGAGATTGCGTGTTCAACTTACCGTTGTGAAACTGAATCGTTGGAAATAGGAGAAGTCGTCTAGCGGTAAAGACACCATTGGTACTAGGATTGAAAAATCAATAACCCGTGGCAACACTGGTTCGAATCCAGTCTTCTCCTCAACCCTTACAGATAGCAGAGATGGTGCTAACCGTGTTGGGTTACATAGAACTGGAGACGGTTGACTTCATGGACAGGTAATAGAGATACGGACATGACCGGACGGGTTTATCGACAGGCTGATGGCCTTGAGCGTGACAAATCGGAAAAACATTGGTTGGACTGTAAATCCATACCGAACGTTAGCACCTGACAGCCTGGAAAGACAGGCTTTGTTTAGCACTTTTCATAATTTAGGTTTATAATTGGTTAGCCGTGGGGTTGTCTCCCAAACACCTCACGGTTTTTTTAATCAGTGGTGCCGAAGTTGTTGAAAGTTTGAAAGAGTATTATTAAATCAATTATATGAAAGAATATTATTATGTATCTGAAAGTATTGTAAAGCATTTCCCAGATCTTGAAAAATCAAGAGCTTTTAACAGTTTTGGAGGTAAACCGCGTTACGTAGTGGCGATTGATCACATTGATGATTTCGCAGAAATCAAAGGATTTATTGAACGAAATGAAAACACAGGACACTCATTTGCATGGGGAATTATAGACTCTCATGTCGATTTGACCTATGATAGCGTAGGTTACGATGAAAACGATAATGAAATTCAAACCATTAGCACTTTAAATATAGAAGTGTGCAAAGAATGGGGTTTGCTTGAAGCAATTGAACAAGAGCTGGGACTTACCAAAGAAAGGAACGTCGCGTATGCCATTTATAAATTGGCTAAGCAAAGTGACGTTACGCCTATTGAATTTGTTAATCTAATTAATAAATGACCCTAAGCGTCAATTATGAAAACCAAAAAGATCAAAATCCCGATCTACCACGGCACTATGATCCTCATCCAAACGGATAATTGGGAGAAACTCGGACGGCGGTTGAATCTGGAACTTTCTAATGACACTGATGCTTTCGTTTACAAAGATCCAAAGGATAGGTATGTTGCATGTTTTCGAAGCAACCCCTACGCCGCTATTATCGCTCATGAAGCTGTTCATGTTGTAAATCATGTTTATAACGACAGCCGGATGATGCTAGATCCACTCAACGATGAACCGCAGGCTTATTTGACTGGCTGGGTTGTCGGTGAGATGCACAAGTTTTTAAAATAGGTAACAATGAAAATAGAAGATACAGTACGTTTCCAAGCAAAGAAGCTTCATGTAGCATTCTATCGTGTTGTAGATGGATTAGGCTTCCGCAACAACAGATATTTTGGAGGTATTATTGTGCGATTGGTATTTGCTATATGGATGGCGTACTTAATTAAGATTTGTTTAATTATGTTTGGAGTATGGGAAAAATTATGAAATCAGCTGATTTGGGCGAGGTAGGCAAAATGGTATACCTAGATCCAACTAACCAGGCAAGGATCACTTTACAAAAAGTTCCTAGAAAGCTGAAAAAGAAAATGAAGAAAGATGGTATTTGGGGTATGCCGGTTTTCACAGTAACTGAAATGTCAATGAATTTTGTCAAAGATTTTGAGATTTGGAAGAATGGAAGATAAACCAAAAGAACGGACTTTACTTGAGTCATTTCAGCAAGAAGACGAGCAGATGGAAAAGTTCCGCTTAATAACAGCTATCGGCGATCAAGTACATGAACTATTGCATGTCCCAACTGGAATAAGAGGTTTTTTTGTTAAATTCACTTATCCTACAGATAAACCAAAAACGATAGTAATCCAAACTTATAAAGGAGAATACTTTGCTCCGGCCAGTGAATTCAAACCTAGTAAATAAAAATTTAAAACACCCCATCAATACAAATCCCCCAGCATCTTGTGATGTTTGGGGGGATTTTTTGATCAATCTAAATTACCAAGTGATTCAAACTCAATTTTCCGATCCTCTTTGTACTCTTTCAGGAATACAAAATGCTGATCTAAAAAAAGTTCTTGTACTAACATTTCCAATCCTATAGAAACTTTTAAGTCCCCATTTGTAGTAACAATTTTTGTAAATTCATCATTAGCTTCTAAGCGGATAATCGAACTTACTGAAATTAGCATTGTTGGAGGGTACAGTGGCTTTTCAGACACATAAAAAAAACTTGCCATAATTATTTAATAGATTAATTATCCAATATAGAGTATTTATTGGGTATTTCACAATTATAAATAAAATAACCATTAACAAGTTTATATTCGACCTTTTTTTTAAGTTTGATTATGGATATAAAAAATGGCAGTTTAATATTCTATCCTAACGTTGATAAAATCAAATGGAAGGAACGCATTTCGAAACTTTTCGATCCTGAAACTGAAATTGATTTAAACTTACGACCGCACATAACTATCCTATATGGATTTGATAATTCTGTTATGGATTTGGAACGACTTCTGATCGTTGTGAACAACTTTATCGATAACAACCAATTTTCATTGCATGCCGAACATATCAGCACATTCGATAATAACCCTCCGATTGTCAAGGTTGATGTGATTGATTTAAATGGAAATCTAAATAAACTAAATGAAATACTCAGACATGAGTTTAAATGTAAAGTGGATTATCCTAGATATTTGCCGCATATAACAATAGGGACGATTATGTCTCCTGATATATCCAGTAAAACCCAAAAAATTAACATCGAAGAGTTTGGATTTGATAACCTTAACAAAGGAGTAATCAGGTATTACGATGGAGTTACAAATATGATAGACCTTTAGTTTCAAATTACTTTTCAGTATGTTTGTGTTAAACTAATATTTTATGGAAACCATTGAACACATTGAATTATCGTCTACTAATTTCGAATCTACTCGATTAGCACCAGTTTTAGGCTATCTAGCCGCGAGACTTTCCCCATATGATCTAAAGCTTATCAATAGCTTAAATGATCACAAAGGAACTTTAGAGGTATCGGTAAACAAAGAAGAATTCGACAGGGCAGTAAGCTTTGCCGGTGAAGCATATAAAGATCATTTATTAAAGATTTTAAAAGAAGCCTGGGAGATAGAGAATGAATATCTGGTTGAATTGATTGCCGATTAGTTTTTATTCAATCTTTTCATCCTACAAAACATTTTGTGACTTAATTAGTATTCACTTTTGTCCAGAGATTTATTGTAGCCTTCTATTTTTGGATATATGAACATAATTAAAGAAATAGATCAATACCTACTTCGACGGTGGGAATGGTCCAATAATGAGTCTGAGGAAAAATTTTGGTTATATTGCAACCGTGAATTCTTCTTTACTCTAAGAAAATTAAAAAAGACTGGTGACTATTCTGAAAACTCACCTATTTGGAATACATTTTTTGAATTGATTAAGACATTTAAATTTTAAAAATAAACGCCCCTCTCGAGGGCGTTTATTTTTAATAGCACGTTTTGCTTACGAGAAAACTTTAGTTTAATTACTTAACGCGAGTGTAAGTGAGTTCTCCCATTATAAGTTTATCTCCGTTTAAATAAATTGATATTACATCTATATCTCCTTTTTTCTTACTGGAAGCTGGTGTAGATTCAATAAATACAGTTGTCAATTTATTACCTTCAACGAAGTATGAATACGTCTGCACGCTAGTGGTTTTACCATCTGATTTGACCGTTAACACTAATGATTTGTCGGAACCGAAAACAGCAGTCATTTGCTCAATAGCGTCTGCTGTAGACCATGTTCCAACTACATTTGTATTATTTTGAATCTCACTATCCTTTGATTTAGAACAGCTAACAAATCCGGTAACAGTGGAACATGCAAGCAGAGCAATTAACAAACATTTTTTCATAATAAATTTATATTTAAGCTAAAAACTCAAATATAATTAAAAACTTTAAGAACAAAGTCCCACTTTTTTACCCTAAGGACAACAAAATCTACAAAACATTATCCAAACAGATAATCAAATTAAATTTATCAATAAGCCCAACGCCTCATAGTTTTTGATCTGAGTAGGAACCACTGTCAGAACTTTCCATCCGAGTGATTGAGCAAGATTAGATTTTTCATAGTCTCGCATTATACCTTTTCCCGAACTATGGCCGCTATTTCCTTTGGCCCACACACCACCATTGACTTCAATTCCGATTTTAAGCTCTGGAATTGCGTAATCAAAACGATAAAGACGATCTGTTGAAAAAAAGAATTCCGGCCAAAGATCAAGTGACAATTCTGTTTTGACCAAATTGATAAAGGGATCATTGTATTTTGCCTTGTTTTTAATATTCCGGGAATCATCAATCCAACCAGTGCGGATAATTTTACATCTTGTTTTCTTTTTGGATAGTGATGCAATTGCCTCCTTTGAACCTGGAGGGAAGTAAACATCTCCTACCCTAACAAAACCACGTTCAGAAATATCTTTTACAATGGACTTTCCTTGTCCGGCTCTCCCCCACTTAACCATGCTAAACGCCTAATCCTTGATCCAACCTTTTACCGATATCGAAGAGAGAAATATTGTCATTAGTCCCTACAGTAGAACTATTCGATCCTGCAGATGATCCCGATTTATCAACTTCTGGACCTACAGCATTATACATGATCAGATTTCTCCAAGTAACTCCCCATTTAATATCATGCTCAGTACCACCGTAGAATTTCCAGGTATTTGAAATTAGGTCGTAGGCTGTTCCTCGCCCAGGATAGTTTTCTCCAGTTCTTTCAGATCGATTAGGGATCCCGATATAGCGAAAAAAGTTTGTACGTCTAACCTCCGGTAGACTTCGTTTACAGCTGCATGTAATTCGGATGGGGTGAAATGATAATTTAATGCTTCGATAAGCCATTTAGGCGGATCGCTCTGTTTGTTGTTCAATCCAACTGCTAAGAACTCTATAAACAATGGGATGTTGTTCTCAATCATCTTATAGATTTCTACATCAGAAATTTCTTTCGCGCCTTGCAACCGGCTAATAATACCTAATATCCTGACAACGGTACCAGGATACAACTCCGAAACATAAATCTTTTTAGAATAGAAACGCGGAATGATAAAAAGAAATGAAAGCAATTTGGTGTACCATGACTTGTATTGCTTTTGCAATCGTACTTTTTTGATAAGCACTTTTTGGTCCGAAAGGGATTGGACCATATCTTGTTTTACTGAATTATTCATTTTCGGTTAGGATTAATAAAGCCCTACTCACCGCCTAACCTCCGGCTTTCAGGCTTATATTTTAAATTAGCCTTCTGGAAGGGCTGTTGCATCAACGAATTTGTATCCCCACGGAGAAACAGCATTTCCTGTTGCATCTACTGGAGTAGTTACATCTGCGTTGTAGCTCAATGCCAAGAAACCATTTTTAGTGATCGCATTTACAAAGCCTGCAGATCCTGCTAACGCCGGTGCGGTAAAAACCATTTTTTTACCTTCGAAAGGCTTAGACGTTAGGCGAACTGCTAAATAGTAAATCTGCTCACTATCTGCAGGGGCTTTGAATTCCGTTGCATCAGTTGTTACTTCTCCTTTGAACAGAAGGTTTGCTGCATCTATTTTTAATTCCAAAGAATTAAACGCGATAGTTGCTGGATCCGTTTCTCCTGGAAGAACCCAGCGGACACCTGCCTTGTCTTCAACACGAACACGGGTTTTATTTAATGGTGGAATAGTGAGGTTCACGCTCCCCATTTCAATATCTCGAACGGTAACCCAACCCGTTGTTGGCATTGCGCCGTTCGCTGCCATCACTGCCAGTTCAAGACTTTCGACACCTGTTACTGCTGCCATATTATTTTGATTTGTGGCCAAAGGCCGTTAATTATTCAATTATTTGTCTCTACGTAAATAGAAATATCTGATCACGATATTGTAGAACCAGTTTTTACCATCCGGAATAACCTCTCCTGTTGTTTCAACCTCAGTGAAAAAATCATGTCCCCGGAAACCGTCCAAAACTTCAATAAGAAACTTACCTATTTCCTCCATTCTAGCGATATCCGGCTGCCCGTTATCAACAGTATTAGGAATACCAGCAGGAATAGCCGGTAAATTTGGAATATGGAGATTGACATTGATAATGTTCTCGGTTATTTGGGTTGCGGATGGTACAATACAATTGATCACGATATCTTCCTTCTTGGAATTCAGAACACGCAACATTAATCGGATTTCGCCTGTAAGTCCAGTATTTCCTGAGACATCCGCAAGCTCTAAAGCTTCCTTGACATCCTCCATCGAACCGATCGCAGTTTTAATAGCCTTATCCATCACTCAATAGTTCCAATTTCATTAAAAGCCTCTTTCAATATGGAGTCAAGGTTTGTCGTAGCGCTCAGCAACACATCATATCCTTTACCCTGCACCCAGCTCGCATAATCCATTCCCGACATTAGAACCACTCCCCAGCCACTCGATTCCCTTAGCTCAGCCAGAGCAAGAGAAAGTCCTTCTTTTAATCCAGTTGTCTTGTCCGTTCCCTTATCACTTTCCCTAAAATCACGATGGACGACTTTGCCGTCACGGTAAATAATAAATCCAGTGGAGCTGTTAAGATTTCCTGTATGATCCTCATACGGCTTTGTCTCCATCTTCTTCCTCACTTTTTCAACCCCCACACTCAGGACCTTAATAAGGTGTTTCAACGTTTCAGCATCAATCTCCTTCTGTATCTCTTGCGCTAAAACATTCATATCAGTTACAATCTCCAATCCTATCTTCATCCTAAATCCTCCCGAAGCAATGTAACTGCCCAATATGAAACTCCATTAATTCCTGCTGACTTACGAACTGGTATCCTGATCGATCAAAAGCATCAATCAATGTTGCGGTTGGTATAGGCTCTGTCCCTTCAGGGAATGCTATATCGTACTGAAACAAGATCTTGTTACCATCCTGACCAATAAAATAACGGCCACCATAGCTAGGCTTAAAACGGCATTTGACCTCATTGGTAATTCCACCAAGATCAACATACTTCATAGTATCAGGATATTGCTCAAAATCTACCATAGGTCAGACATGCTTTCAATAACAGGGCCTTCATCATCTAATTCATCTGGAACGCCCCATCTTTTAAGAAGAATAGAGCGTAGCTTTAACCAATCATCAACATCGTTTTGAGTGACTTGAAAATCAAGTTCCTTGATTGACTTGCGGCTCGTACAAATCCAAAAAAGAAGCCCTGCAAGAGCTAGATCCATCATCTTACTATTTTCCCCGGTAGTAGGATCAAATTCATCGTCAGGATTCAATCCTGCCTTTTTTAGCTGAGTTGATAATACTCCGTCCGGGACCTTTTGACCGAATTCAAATTGCAGGGTTTCTTTATTATTCATGATCAGATTTTATCTACGATTTTTTTACTAAACCTCGATCTATAAGATTTGCCAAACGGTCCTCATCGAAATGAGAAACATCGGCGCCACGATCATAAACTTCACCGTCATCTTTCTTAGTGTTGCCACGGAAAGGATCGACAACGACGAATTTCGGCTCCGACTTTTCAGCTTTACCTTTACCCTTCTTAGCAAGATCTTCTTTGAGTTTCTTGATTTCAGTCTCTAAAGCCGTGATCTTTTCATCCTTCTTAGCAGAATCGGCTTTCAATTCACCATTCTCTTTTTGGAGATCTTCGATCAGTTTAGCATTTTGGTTGTCCGACGGTTGCTCTCCGCCCTGAGTTCCTCCTACTTTAGGAGAAGCGGCTGGAGCATTTGCCCCAGCACCCTCTACTTTAGTTCCTTCAGCCGACATATTATCCACCTGGTAAAATAGTTTTTAGAATGAAAATAGATTTTGCATTGTTCAATACTGGTGTACAGTAAGCAGTTCCTTTTGTCACCACAGTGATAGGATCTTCAATACCCCAAGTTTTGATCAATACAATACCCGATTTCGTTTTGGTCGCAACACCTGCTTCTACATACTCATCAGCAGAAGTCGTGTGTTGTGTATTTCCAAGCTGCTCAGTAACTGAGAAAGTTACGTTACCTGGAGCCCAACCCGTGACAACAGTTTGTGTTCCATTTTTAGACTCTTGAACCATCTCTGATTTCCAGATTTTAAAGATTGGCAAACCTTTAGAACGCAAGGCTCTATTGATTTCCTCCAATCCAGGCTCTTGCTGTAATCCTAAAGCATTTGCAACATAAGTCGCTGTGAACTTTTGAATACCGGCATTCTGTGCAACTAAATCAACTGTTGATTCCTCACACCATGCAAACTGAGGGACAGGCAAGTTGGCTAACTTAGCCATTGCCTTAACCTTCCGAAGGTCGCCTACAATATCTGCTGTAGGATCAGTCCAGTTTTTCGTTGCGTTAACAAAGTTGGTTGAAGGGATACCGAAATCAACATCAGTAGTTGTTTTGATCCCCTGTTCATTGTTAAGTTGAGTCAGACTGTATTTACCTGTTGAAGCGATACATTTTGCTAACCACTCATTACGAGCTTCAACCAAATTAACAGCAAAAACTTGATCTTCATAATGCCAGTCCAATACACGTTTTGCGGCTTCCCTTCTCGTAGGTCCTGCCGGCAAACGACGAACTGCATCTTCAAGTTCACGCAACGTATTAAAATCTGTTTCGACTTTGTCTCTCGCGCCTTCAATCTTTGGCATATCGCCACTAATTGTTGTTGGGAGATTACGTCCGAAACGCGGTGATGCACTATTAAAGTCAACAACAGCACCCATTACCTTAGCGCCGAATTGAGCTTCAATAGCCGACCATTTTAACGTTGGCTGGTACTGAAGAGGAAATGCCGTCTGGTATTGAAGAGTGTCAAAAGGAAACGTTGAAATGTATGCTTGTGCATCCGCTTTCCTAAATTCAGGCACCAATTCTTGTACATTTATCATTTGATAAGATTATACTTTAATTAAACAAAAGTGATTCTTGGAAGAGCTTCTGCAAGATCAGCGGCAATTGCTTGCAATTCTGCTGATAGTGCTTTAATTCTTACTGTACCACTGATTACTACTCCGTTTGCAAGGGTATTGCCATCAGATACTTCTGATGCCCTGTGCGTAAAACCCAATGGTTTGATTGTACCATCTACAGCATCCAATACTTCTCCAATTCCAGTAGATGCATCTCGACCAACCAAAGAGCCCTCTGGAACATATCCATCAGGGTAATCTGCTTTAGCTACGTTGAGTGTCATCCCACCAGGAAGAGTATCAATGACGTTTTCGAAAACGACCTTATTGAAACCTTGGGTACCTGATCTTTTTACTCCTTGTAATCCCATTTAAAAGATTATTGTGCACCGGCTTTTGCCTTAGCAGCAGCCTCGCGCTGGTTAATAATTTCTTGCATTGCAGGAGACACCTCGTCATCCTTCAATTTACCACCTCTGCCACTTAAAGACGGAGCATCCGCACCTAAACCAGCATCCGAAGCAGCCTGAATTTCATCAGCAACATCTTGTTCAATATTTGCTAAGTAATTATTGAATTCGTCATCGCTTTCTAATTTCAAAATATCAAAATCACGAAGAGTACGGGTTTTAAAACGTTCAGGTGCTTTTTCTAATTTGGATTCAAGTTGTTGGCGTCTCGTTTGGGATAGAGAGCCTTTTTGGATTGAGGAAATAGTGCTTGTAAGGGTTTCAATAACCTTATTTTGGTTTTCAACGTAAGTATTGAACCATGAAGGTGCTTGATCACCTGTTTTTCCAGCAGCTTTAGCAGCTTCTTCCGCTGCGGCCTTCTCATCTGCTTCCTTTTTCGCTTGCGCAGCTTTTGCGGCGTCATCTTCCTCCCCTGCTTTGCTTTCCGCATTGCGTTTAGCATCATCCAGCGAGGCCATTTCCTTGAAACTAAAAATTTGGTCTAGTTTGTCTATCTCACCGTCGATATCGTCTTCGTTAGTTACGATTGCATCTAACTTGTCCGCTAGTCCGTTGATTCTGACATTTGAAAGGTTAGCGGCACCCACAGCGGTTGCCTTAGCTTTCAATTTTGCGATAATCTTTGATTTAAGTGACATAATTTTGTGATTGTGAGTCAAGTCCGAGTAGCTATTTCGTGCCTGCCTCGTTTAAAACTTATAATCACAAAATTATATTAACTTATCCAATTAGATAACTAAAGTTATATTGCAAACACTGTATTTGCATCATTTAATATTATTAAGTAAATTAGTGAGTAATTATTATTAACCTTAAATTTTAAAACTATGGAAGAAATCAAAGTTGGAGACGTCGTTCAATTAAAAAGTGGTGGAGTAAAAATGACAGTTGAAGAAATAACAGAAGATCAAGATAATAAAACTCTTGTTACTTGTTGTTGGTTTAATGGAGGGGAATACAAATCAGAAAAAATTTATTTAGTCGCTTTAAAAAAATATAAAGCACCATCTATAAGTGTCCGCTAATAGAATTATATCCAAACCTGAAGCATAGAGGTAACTTTCATGCCATACCATTTCAGGAAATAGCTTCCATTTAATCTAGACACTTCATTTGTGTCAGTGATATGGAAGCTATTTCCATGAATATCATAAACCATACCTTGGTGATATAGGAACAAATACCAGACTCCCTTTTTATGATTGATGCATCGCATAATAGATGGATAGGGAGTTTCTGGATCAAACTTCACAAACCGCTGATTGGTATTGAATCCAAGTTTCCTAAAGACCTGGACATAGGTTTGCCCGGACCAATGCAGCCTTTTAACTTCCTTCACTGCTTTATCTGATTCCTCAAAATCTAATCCAGTCAAAGAAGAAATGACGGATTGATTATACAAACCGTCACCATAAGAAACTACTTCTATTTCATATCTGCCCATACTAGAATTCTTCAATCGGAACTTCCGCTGTATTATCTGCCTTTGCTTCCTCCTCAATCTGCTTAAGCTCCTCCTCTACATTCTTTGTATACGGCGAATATCCAACTGCTGACTTCTGAGAAAGGACCTTAGCACCACCTGCTGCCTTTTGAAGTAATCCAATAGTTTCAGCATCATCATTGATTCGGTAGATTGGAATATCGTAGGTGATCGACAATGATTGCTCAGCTTTTACCAATGACGTATCAATAGCGGCCGCAAATGCTTTATTCAAATTAATATCGCGCTGAGTACATTGTCCGTATTCCCCATCAATCTCATCTTGAGCAGCTAAATGTGGATCCATGAAAACACGATCATAAGCAACACCCGACTGAGCCCCTATACCTTTCAGATCTTCCATTGCCATTTGCGGTGTCTGGGTACATGTAAAGATGAATTTAACAAGAGTATCAATTTCAAGCTTTACAGCTTCAGTAGCTTGTTCCCAAGTCACGTATTTTGCATCACCATTATCACCTGTAATCTGAAGTGATTTCCCCTGTTCCCCTTTCTCAAGGACCTTCGCTCCTACTTTACCAAGCATTACAAATACCGGCGAAGCGTGATAATCGTTGGTATCACCGAAATTGGATAAAAGCGTTTCAAGTCGAGATATTGACTTTTGCACATCTGCCCAGGGCGGCTCAGGTTTAGAGTAATAGACAACAGGAATCTTTTTGTATGAATGAGCGATAGTATCTTCAAGAATCCACCCGGCATCATTATCGGCCTGCTCGCCAGTCCGCGCTTGACGGAATTTAAGAATGAAAGTATCAGAGTAAATATCAAGGCGTTTATCCTTTTGCTTTGCTTTCTGAGCCAATTCCGTAGTATCAGTGATGCCTGAAAGCTCTGCCAATCCCAGTGCGGACTCATAAGCCACGCCAAAATAGACCATGTTACCAAGATCATCAAATACAGGAAGTAGATTATAACCAAGTTGCGGAGATAGGATCTTGCAGCGCATTCTAAAGTTACCCTTAGCTCCAATAGCTTTCCAATATTCAGGATCAACCGGTTCGGAATACCAAAGCTTTGCGACCTGCAATTCACTGAGCAACCTACGGGCCACCTCTTTTTCTAAAAATTGAAGTTTATTATCCTCGCGAATCTTTTGGACCATAGCCAATAATCGCTTTTCTTGATCATCGACAGGGTTTGCTTCTAGCTGCATCTTACCAACGTTCATAAAGGAAACGCGACGTTTAACGATCAACTTTTGAAGAGGAATTCCGATGCGGTTAACTTCGATACGTTCAGTTTTATATTGAGGTTGTCCGTTTTTTAGAATAGGATTACCGTCCCCGTCTTTAACGACACGCTTTACCCTTTTCTTAGGACGAATATTTTCATCGAATATCTCATGCTGAGTAACATCGTACTCTGCAGCTGCTCTGTCATAAACTGGAGCTAAACTTGTACCAATAGCATCCACCAAAGCTGGAAGAACAGCAGGTTGAATAGATACGGTTGTGCTTTTTTCTTTTGCCATTTTAGTATTGTTAATGGTTAGTTTTAAAATAAATCGAATACTTCATCATTGGTCTCCTCTTCAACTGAAACTAGGTCGAAGTATTTCCTCATCAATATCAAATCGCGCCAATCTGGTGATCGTCCGATCTCCTTCTTGACTTCTTTTTTGGGAAGTATTCTAAGCTTATTCTCATCATCAGATTTATAAGTTTTCAACCAGGAGAATTCTTCTTGTATTTCTTGCTGCTCTGACTCCGATTCAATGCATTTAAGTAAGATTTGATGGCCAGCAATATCATCAGCTAAGAGATATGCACATTGAGTTTGAAGATTTTGATAATTCTCTTTTTGTGGAAGATCATCGCGGCTATCTCCGTAGAACCTATTTTCATTTTCTTTAGCGTCATCAGTGATAATAGGTGAGGCATTATTCACAAAACCGAGTATACCGCATGCATCAACAACACCACCTCCGACTCCATCTTCATCCGCAATACAATGGTGAGCAGGAATACTCCATTTTGCTCTCATTGCATTTATGCATGCTTGTATATCAAGCGTAGAAGATTTATCGAATGAATGACACTCCATTAAGATCCAACCCCACCAAACACCAATACGGGCTTTATCAGAACCAAATCGTGCTATGTCCGCAGTGATGTACCATTTTGGTTTTTCATGCATGTTATTATACTGCGTACAAATATGAGTATTGGTGAACATCGCGATAATATCATCGTATTTACACATTGCATTTGGATCATCATCATATTCCCAATTACCGTTAAGCAAACGTTCTTTCTTTGCTTTGTCTTTGGTCCTTTTGAGCCTTTCAACGTACCCTTTATCAATGTGAGGGTTGTCCTGAACAAAGGCTGCCAAGTACTTCATTATTGGCGGTAAGGTTCCCTTTTTATTCGGAAGATAGAATGTTTTGTACATCCAGTTCTTCTTAGGGTTACAGGTAATGAAAAGCTTACCGATCAACCCGTATTTCTCGTTGTACTGCCGTCCAATACGAGTTTTAAGAACATCGTAGGCACCAAAATCAATCTCCCCTCCTTCTTCAATCCAGCCGCCAGTATATTCAGTTGATCCAAAACGTTCATAAACTGGATCTCGGGGAAGAAATTTTAATTCTAAAAGGTCAATCCGGCTACCGTTCTTGAATTGAATAAAGTTCTTTTGACCATTATATTTAAAATCGACACCATTGCGCAGGCCATAAGCCATTGCAACTTTGAAGAAGGTGATTAAGGTTGATTCAGTGATACGTTTAAGCTCTTCACGTCCGATAAACCAACGGGTACCAGGGTAGTTCCAGCACTGAAACATCAACCAGCAGCAACCTGTCCAAGACTTAGCACCACCGGCAGCACCCCCGTAAAGAAATTCTTCAGTTTCGTTATCTGTTAGGATTCTGAGCGCCTCTTCCTGCTTTTCGTGTTTACCTTTCGGAGTTTCGACTATAAAGTCAAATATCCCTCGTTTGAAGGATATTCCTTGAAGCTGTCTAACATCAAGATTGGACAATATAGCATCGACTTCATTCATCTATTGGGACTTCCTAGCGTTCATTAATTCACGTATCGTATCATCACTCAAAGAATCCGGATCGATCTTATTTTTATCGTCGACGACAAGCGTTTCTGAATACATACCATTGACTCGGGCAAGCTTATCAAGCATTCCATCAACAGCGTACATTTCGACTTTAGGCCCAAACTCTTTCCATTCAAATGATTTAATCCTACCTCCCTCTTTATCCTTAGCAAGCTTCACTAAATCAATCTCTACTGATTCATAGGTTTCAACTTCACTATCGTCAAATGTTGCGGTCGGATCTAGCTCAAGATCAATCTCAGCGCGAAGTATAGAATCTTCCAATGGAAGAATATTTTGCTCTATGTACTTGTCGCGCAAATCATCGGTTAAGCCTTTTCGATCAAGGTACATGGCGTGTCGCTTGATTTCGAGTTTCTTTCGTTCAATTAACAGATGAAGGGATTTTGGAACCATTTTCGTTCTTTCACGCTGAACGATCTTCATGTAATCGTTGATGTTCGAGCCGGCGATGTCCTTCATCATTTTCATCACCTGGTCCGAGTCCATCCTAGATTCTTTCAATCGCGCGTTAACCAAAGTCGAAATTTCAACATTCTTCAACAGTCTTTGGCCTTGAGAATAAGCTGTCTTTTCGGAGTATCCTGCTGCCTTAGCTGCCTTCGTTGCATTGAAATGGATCAAGTAATCATCTACAAACAACTGTTGCTTAGCGGTTAACGTGCTTTTTGATTCCTCACTCATGAGCTCCTCCCTTCGACTACTTGGTCAACTATATGTTTAAACACCTTATCAACCTCATACAGTTCACGGGCTACCTTAATCCGATAAGATGATTGCTGATGACGTTTCAAACAAAGCTTTTCTTGAATAATCTGGGCAACTCCGTATTCAGATTTTTCCGAAAGCAGGATAGCTTTAGGGGAAAATAAGAGAAGAATTGCTGCTGTAAAAACAAGTTCAGAATTGGCTTTCTTGGTTGATGGCTGGATATCTTGGAAGATTTGATCTACGACTGATAGATCAAGTGACCGGGGCTCTAACGCCTTTCGGTACCCCTCAAAATCAATCTCAGGATTATTCTTCATAACCAATTTCAAAACCATCTTATCCATGGAAACAAAACTATAAACTTATTTCTATTTATCCAAATGTATAGGTTTTGAAAAATCAAAAAGGCCCGTCATCGGGTAAGGTCGGACTATCCCAATTTGCAAACTTCGACATGTCGTTGCTTGGCAACTGAGGTGGCGTGTTCACGAAAGAAAAATCAGTAACTAATTCCTTTTCATCGAAAAAACCAGTGGTTTCTTTTTTGAAGAAAAGATTAACGATACCGCATTCACCATTACGGTGTTTTGCAATGATCAACTCGGCTAATCCATCGGTAGAGTCTCCATCCTCTGTTTCAGTCAAACCGTAATACTCTGGTCGGTAGAGAAAACAAACCATATCTGCATCTTGCTCGATTGCTCCTGATTCACGGAGATCTGAAAGCATTGGGCGCTTACTGTTTCCTGGTCTTGACTCCAGTGTCCTGCTCAATTGCGACAAAGCAATTATGGGAATATTTAGCTCTTTGGCAAGCATCTTAAGAACTTTAGATTTCTTCTCTGTTTCGGCACGGACACCCGGGTTTTTACCAAGAAGATCCCCTATTTCGATGAATTGTAGATAATCAACCAAAATCCACTTTATCCCATATTTTCGAATAAATCGCTTTGATTTGGCTACTAGCTCTGAGAGAGTCAATCCCGAAGTATCGTCGATGTAAATCATGCATGACCTTATGAATTCCTGAAACATTTCAATCCTTTCAAAATCTTCTCGAGCAAGGTTTGATTGAACAAATTTGAAGAGAGGAATGTCTGTCACCGCTGAAATTGTTTTTTTTACGAGCTGCTTAGTTGGCATTTCGGTTGAGAATACGGCACCAGGATATCCCTGCTCAGCCATGTTGTTTGCAATCTGCATAGCCAATGAAGTTTTCCCCATACCGGGACGAGCCCCTATAATGATCAAATCCGAATTTTGAAGTCCTCCTGTGATCTCATCAAGTTTTTTAAACTTTGTTGGAATACCTTTTCCTTGATTCGAAGTAGGATTGTTGTAAGAAAACCGGAGTTCTTGCATTACATCATCAAATGCCTGCGCCAATGAAACCTCTTTTTTCTTGACATTTTGATTTACGATTTCATCAATTTTTAAGTCATTAGACGCAATTATCTCAAAAACATCATCGATATCATTGTAGCACTTTTCCATCGTTTCAGCTGCCTGTTTGATCACTTCTCGCTTAATTGATTTTTCAATAACAACTTGAGTTTGAAAATCAATATTGGCTGTAGAAACGACACGATCCGAGCATTGAATCAGATATGGCAATCCACCAACTCTATCCAATTCACCTCTCGATTTCAGAGAGTTCATTACTGAGGAAATATCAATCGGGTCGGATTTTAAAGCGAGCTCCTGACAGTGCTGATAGATGATTTTATTCGCTTCTTTGTAAAACATATCCGGCACCATTTTCTCAGCTATTTCAACGAAAACTTCTTTGTCGCTCAAAATCGATCCAATGATTATTTCTTCAAGATCCAAAGCCTGCGGCGGTACCTTAGCGTTCATCAAATCAGTTCCTTCTCTCCTTCTCATAAAATTCCGTATTTAGCTTTTTGCTCTTTTGTAAATGTTGTTGTATCCCTCCATCCGTTATTTCTCCACATCCATTTTCCAGCAACTTCACAATCAAATACACCTTCTCTCGCCGGAGGATTACTTGGATCGCTAGATGATTTTTCGGAAGCAAGATTCGGATACTTCTTCGCATACCAGGAGAAGAAATGCTTTTTGAATTCAGATCGGTCCGTATGGAATTTATCAATTGCTTTTTGGAAAGTAAAGAATTCCTCAATTCGAATCTTGACATCTTTTGGATCTGGAACCTTTGCAACAGCTCCGATATCCATCAAAGAATTTTCATCATTGACGATCGAATCTTTTACCTCCTCCATCGAATCAAATCCTTTTTTGAAAACAGGAAGCGGAGCAGAAGAAGGAGAAGAATTTTCTTCTTTATCTATTTCTTCTTTTATTTCTTTTTCTTTCCTTTCCTTTATAGCATTGCTGTTGCATTGCGTTGGTAATGCGTTCGCATATTTTTTTGATGCGTTCGCATTAGAATCTGGCTTATTCCATCTTTTAAGGGCACTTTCCTTTGCCTTCTCAGACTTTGCATTTCGCTGATTCATCCTCCTTAAAACTGATTCTGACCAGAACCTCTGACCATCATTTTCAAATAATCCGAAGTCGTTTATTAAACTGTTAATGCACTCTTCACTTGTTCGCAATGCGAACGCATAGCTATCGCAGTCCGAAAGCATAAGGTACCCTCCTTGTTCGTATAACATTTCAATTAGGTCCCAGTATACACCTTTCCCCTCTTGCTTTAATTTCATCAATACTTTGACCAATTTAGGATCGTTCCTAGACCCATAGTCATGGCTGAAATAGAATGATTCTTTTGCCATTATTATCTCCTTCTCAAAACTGTGCGTTGCATAAAATAAAACCCTCTCTTTGCCTTATCAAACTCAAGGGTAAGGAATAGACCAATCGTCATAAATAAGATAGCTATACCCATTAAAAATAGGCCTATCAAAAAAACAGGAAGATATAGGATTGCTCCGATTTTAACTAGCTTTTCCATACTTCTTATTCTTTAGATCAAGCTTAATTTTCTCTCGTTTGGAAATGGCTTCTTTTAAGGATGCCTCGTCTTCTGTAAAATCAAAACCGAATCGTTTTTTCATCCTAATGATGTCCCTTAAAGCCTGTATTGTTAACTTACTTTTAGAAAGAGCATCAAAATTACTATCGAATTCAATCCTACTTATGTACCAATAACAGTAATCTATTTGGCCGCGATAATAGATATCTCGCTGTATAGGATCCTTAAATCTCATTAGGACCTCCTTTCACTGTGTTATAATCAATTGCTAGTCCTTTTTCGATTAGGCCGAATACGTCGAAGTGCCATGAAATGAGTTTCAGTACAGTTGAATAATCCCATGATAATGGATTACAGCTCCAATGTGTACCATCAACCAGGAGATACAGTTTTCCGTCACCACCTATTTGAGTATATTGGTCTATTCGACTTTTTGGCACAAACATTTCCTCATTATGCTGAATCTCTTTAGTAAGGTCGGATAGCGGGCGAAGGATTGGTTTAAAATTATTTATAGCATACCAACCGCTGAACATAGCGTTTTCGGCAATCATTAGTTCATCATTGGATAGTCCAAGGACTTTGTATGTATATTCTGTAACCTTACTAATAACATTCAACCCATACGGAAGATATGGCGCTAGATGTTCTAATTTCAGCTTATCCATTGGAAACCTCCTTTCCTTCGATCCATTTTTGTTTGAATAATTTTAAGGATTCTTGGTATTTTAAGCCATCACTTTTGAAGCCGACTACTACCTCGAAGTTCTCGAATACGTCGTTTGAAAAACAGTTGTGATCGTACCCTTCGAAATCTGAATCATATTCTTTGCTATAAACCTTTGAAATATCCTCACATACCAAATGCATTTTAAAAGCATAGGCATTACCATCAACACAGAATTGACGTTTATATTTTTCGCCAACTTGGATATGCTGGCCGCATAGGTCGCATAAATGCTTTTTCTTAGCGGTTAATGTGTTTTCTGAAATTAGTGTAACACTCATGAGTTCGACTCCTTTCCGTCAAATTCCCATAGTGACAATTTGCCTTTTACATTCAAAATAGGCTTCTCAAACAATACTGGATTCGCTAATACCCAATTGTAGATAGCATCTTCGCGACCTTTACCCATGTGAGCAGGCAGGCCTTCAGGATAATGAGGTGAACAGCTAGGCGTTCTTTCTGCCCAAATGCTACTGTGATTTATAACACAGTCAACGATATCAACGGTTCCGATAATAGCTGATTTTGGATAAGCAAGACACCTAGAATCTAATTGACAAAAATCTCCCAATACGATTTGATCTATCTGATCATGTGTCAAATTCAGAGTTAGGTTATTGAATGATGGCTTGCCACTGGCATGAATGTAAATCGTGCCGCGGTGCTTAGTCGCCCAGGTTCTATTTTCAATATCCTTTATACCATGAGCAATAAGGCTTGCCCATGGTTGTTTTATGCTTAATGCTTTCACGAATTTATCTCCTTAAGTTCTACTTTAACTATTGTATGCCCGTGGGAATTAATATTTGGCCAAGAATCCCTAAAGTTATTTTCAATCCATTTTATCAAAATATCTTTACTGTAACTCAAACGATCGCCTATCAAATTACCATCGGCATACTTGAAACACCACATATGTTCCGTTTTTTTTGACTCATTGTCTAGATTCTCTGGTTTATTGTCATCCAACTGAATTTTATTCTTTTCAAGATATGATGTCAGAGCTTTCACATGGGAATCAGCATCACTCAATTCTAAACCAAATTGCTTATTCACTTCTTCAATCGACATATCCGATTCGAATGTTAACACGAACCGACAGATCCCTTCTAATTGTTTCCTAGTCATTATTTCGTTTCATTAATTTGTATTACACCTTTAAATATATCTCTGATCTCCTCATAGGTCGATCCAGTCATTTCTGCGATGGAACGGATAATCTTGTTCCGTTTAGACCTTGGGAGCGTGATGCTTTTGAAATTGCTATTTTCCTCTACAAGGTGGGCGATATAACGCTTCTGGTTGTAGATCTTATTAGCGAGTTTTTCATTTTCCTTCTTTTGCTCCCTAAGCTCATGGTGCTTATTGAATTCAACCCGAATAGATTCACCGAACTCTTTGTTCATTGCTACGTTAAATAGCTTCACAGCGAGATCAAACCCTAATTTATATTCTCTACTGAAATCAGGTTCTACGAGCGTTTTACTGAAAGATTCAATTCTGTTGTGGATCCTGAGTAATTTTTGATAATTGTGCATGGTTTATAATTTGTTTTATTTGGAATTATTTATGATTTCTGTAATTTCTTCAGTAGAATATTTGCCCATAGATATTTGGCTAATTAGATCTATATTTTCTCGGACTATATTGAAAGATTGCATTAAAAACTTATCTTTTTTAAACTTCCCTTTCATAAGATTACAGACTGAACAGGTTCCGGCAATATTGGAAGGCTTGTTCCTCCCTCCCATTGATAAAGGGTGTACGTGATCAAGATGCCAATCTTTAGATTTCAACACACCTCCACAGTAAATGCATTTGAAATTACTTCGTTTTAAGGCGTTCAATACATCTTCTGGGGTTATACAATCTAGATATCCAACTCTATTATTATGTGAAGTAGATTTTACATCACATTTATAAGCAACAATAATCCTATCGTCAGCGTGATCTAGATTATACTTCTTAAATTTTATAGTTTTTAAAGGAATTCTTTTATTTATCACTTTATACTCCAATCGATGTCCAAAAGGTACATTACCAATGAAATACTGAACCATCAAACTTAGGATGCTAAATGTTCGGGATCCCAGTTTAACTCTAGGAATACCACTTTCAATGTAGCTCTCAATAATAGACTCTTTCCTATCTTTTACACGAAAACAGTACCCATTTTCGCTTATAAAGTGACCTCTGTAATTATTTAATTCCCGAACTTCCATAATAAAAAAAGCCCTTACAGTAGGAGGTGCAAGGGCTAGACCAATGTTAAACATCAGTTTTTTGAATTACTTTCAAGCTCCTACCCTCAGAAGTAATTCCTTATGATAGACCAAATGTAAAAACTTATTTCAACTTATCCAAATGGATAAGTTGAAATAATAAACTTTTCCATAAATTGACACCTTTTTCGGTTATATCTTTATGTTATGATTCTGACTCAAAATAAAGCTTATAGTAGTTCATTCCCTTTTCCACATCAAATCCCTTCTCTATGTAATGAGATTTTCCTATGATCTCAACTTTGAAATTTTTATCGAGCTTAATCACTTTCTTAAAGGAAGATTGAGCTTTTTTGGTAGCAGAATCATTTATATGGAATGTATCTGGAATTTCAGATTCATACTCAGATTCAAAGTTTTCCTTGAATTCTGTGAACAATTGATTAGTTCGTTCATCACCAAAAATTTCCTCTTTAAATTCTTCCAATTCGAAAGTTTCTTTTTGTTTAAAATAGTTTATTGTCTTATTGAGGAGTTCTACTTTTGCCGCCGGTTCAATTTCATATATTTCATCTAACTTTTCGGACACAAACTCTTTGGTCACCCAGAGCAAGTTAGATGTTTGTTGGTAGGAATCATTTCTAGCAACAACATTAAGGAAATCATCTTTCCATGAAATACTGTCTTGAATATTTTTAGATTCTGTTACAAGAACTTTATAACCGCTTTCAGCATCCGAATTTATAATAACTACTCCTTTATCAAGCTTGTCAATATTAATCCCATTACGGTCGTAGTCTATCTGGAAATTCCCATGAATTGGCTCAATTTTAATAAATGGCTCCTTGCTTTCAGATTTAAAAATTCCAATGGCATTATGCTCTTCGCCTTCTATTTGGACATTATTAAGCTCAACTATATACAATTCACCCCCTCTAATTTTAGGGTGATTGCTAACCTCATATAAAAATTTTGCAATCGACTCAGAATATCGATGAAATTCTATTCTGCCTTCGAACAACTGCTTAGTTAAGACATATACTTCATTTAAAAGCAAATCTCCCGAAGCATGATAAAAGTTAAATACTTCTTTAATTTTGGCGAATGGATGCATAAAGTATTGCATCAAAAGATGAGGAAGATCTTCCGAATTAGAAAGGTCAATCGGTTGTTCTGATAGAATATAAAACTCATCATGTGCCTTGTTTCCAACACGATGGATGGATAGGTTTTCAAAAGTTGCGTCTTGATGAAAAAACATAATTTTTAAATTTAAAATGGTGTATCGTTAAAATTTTCAATGATTAATCCTTTTGTAGCAATAGTTACTGTTTTCAAAGTATGCTCTTCGATGATCTGCTTGAATAATCGGGAATCGCTATTCCGGTCCGATAAGTGAATCAAAACAATATTATTTACTTTGGTCAGATCATTAGCTTTTAATGTCTTTATAGCCGTTTCTACGCTCATGTGTGACTTCAATACTCGGTTCCTCAAAAATGATTGATCGCGCAACTTATCGTCTATGATGTTTTGAGAATAATTTGCTTCAATCAATACATTCGTAAGTCCTGGGAACTTGTAGTCACAATAGATTGTATCTGTAAGGAATAAAGTTGTTCCCATTTCCGGATGACGGATCAAGAAACCCAAAGGTTCATTAACATCGTGATGAACATCAAACCCTAGAATATCAAAAGGACCTATTGAAAACTTCTCTCCTTTATTAATAGGCTTCAAACGGTAGCTATGGAACTTAAGAGCTTCTATTGTGCCGGTAGATGCGTATATATCCAAACCATACTTGGCAGCATTTTCAGCGCCTTTGCAATGGTCTCCATGCTCATGAGTTACCAAACATCCGACGACATGAGAAAGATCGAAATTGAGAGCTTTCTTCACTTCATCAAACTTGACTCCTAATTCGACAATGAGAGTTTTCCCCTCATTGTCGGTAAATAGGTAGCAATTACCCTCACTATTGCTATTGATAATGTGTAACCTCATTAGAATCCAATTGCAACCGGTCCATCATCTTGTGGATTCTCGTTCGGCTGAATGGCGCTCACTGGAGGATTCGCAGTAACAGGCTCTGGTTTTTTCTCTTCCGTGTGAGGAATATCAATCACCTGAGCATCCGAAAATCCTAATTCTTGCTTATTCGCATTATTGGCAACTTCAGATTTAACCTGAAGCAAAGTTTGGTCACTACCGTTAAGGGAAAGAGATTCCGCCTGCATCATTTTAACTAAATGATCGTCAATTTTCTCACTATCAATAGTAATTGAATTGTATGCAGCTCTCTTAAGCATCTTCTCAACCATTTCTTCATACCAACCATCAATCTGCTCAACTTCATCCGAATTCCATTTCTTCTTTTCTCCGCCCCAAAACTCCGGAGAGGCATTTTTAGGAATACGCTTATTGATATCCTTCATTGTCATAACCTTTAAGCGATTCTTTTCAGGATTACTACGGAAGACATGGTAATAAAACCCTCCTATAACTTCACCTCGATCAAAATCATTCACAATATCAAACGTGTATGATTCAACTTGGTTATCCTTATTTTTTTTATGGGATTTAAATACATCATTAGAGTATACCAACTCAACTATTACGTCATCTGGAACTTCGAACCCATATTTAACAGCTTTTATTTTCATTCCTTCATAACCGATTATAAAGCCGATATCGAATTGATTTGTCTTCTTGTTTTTGTAAGGAATAAGGTTGATATGGTTATCTTGCAATGGATCTAGACCGATACTAGAATATGCTACTACATCCAAAGCTAATTGCGACATGTTTACGTTTTTCCAGATAAACTCAAGGGGATCTCGATACTGTTCAGATTTACTAATTCTTTTAACTTCATTCTCTTTTAACGTCATATCCAGTTTAATGAAGTAATTTTGGATAAGCTTTCTTTGAAAATTAGTAAGTTGAACATCTCCTGCATTTGCTGTAAATTCTTTCATCACAGCCATTGTGAATCTTTCGGATTGAGTTGGTTGCGCAACGGCAATTTCTGAATTACTATTTGTTGTAGCCGGTGTTTGATTGTTATTTGACATCTTTGTTTTCTTTAATTGTTTTGTAAATACAGTGTTTTAATTGTTTGGTAGGTCTAGGCATTTTTGATTTGTTGCACCACATCAATACTCCATCGTCATTTAATTTATAAATGCACTCCTCACATGATACCAGTCCAAATGATTGAAGTGGCGCAACAGTTTTCTTAGCCATTAGGCAGCACGTTCGCTTAATTTCCGATCGATAAATGCTTCAAAAGAATTGCCTGTTTCTTCTTTATATTTCTCGAATTCGGCAAGGAATTCAGGACTATATAAAGGCAGTCCGACATTTAATTTTGAGAATGGAGAAACAATAAGGTTTACTACCTGAGCTGCTGTCTCAGGAATAACCGAAATAGACTCTCGATTGTCCAGGAATACTGGCGCTGTAACCTTGTAGTGAGCTGAAAGAGTATTGATGATATCAATTCCTACTAAGATCTTACCTGCGGTATTCAAGTCGGAGAATGGTACCCCGTTGAAAGTAGCTTTACAAGTTGGCTCTTCACCACCATTATTAAGCTTGCTGAATAAGGTGAATTTCGCATACTTGAATAATCCGTTGACTCGGGCTTCCAACTCTTCAGCTTTCGCTTTTTCGTATTTCTCTGCGGAGAACTCCAATTTTTCGAGGTCTGCTAATTGTTGTGACCATCCACGTTCTTGATCCATTAACTCTTTGATACGAGCATCGGCGCGAGCGATTTGATCGCCAACAGTTAATTTACGTTTTAGTGAATCGATATCAGCATTTACAGTAGCCTTTTGGACCCTAAGATCTCCTAAATCAATGTTTTCAGGCTTTTCGAATTGTTGGCTTTCAAGTGTCGATATTCTTACAAGGACATCTTGGAATAATTGATCTTTTGAAAGACGGCTCTCAACCGTTTCGATAGTTGTTGATGTGGTACCAGCAAACGCTTCCAATTTAGTTTTAGCTTCTGCTAAGGAATTTTGAGTATTTACGATAGAAGTATCTAAAGCATTCTTAGTTGTTTCAAATTGTTCTATCGCCGCACGACCTTCTTCATCTCTTCGCTCAAGGTCTTTTTTCAACCCTTGCCCTTGAAGATTGATACCATCAAGTTCATTTTTCTTGCGTAATACAAAAGAAGCCTTTACCTCTTCGAGTTTTGTAGGATCAAACTCTCTACCACAGCCTGCGCAGCAAGTATCGTTTTCATTAAGTTCCCGACCATTGACCGACTTGAATAATTCGCGCAAAGAATCCATTCGTGATCCAATATCCTCTTTGTCTTTCTCAAGTCTTTTTAAATGATCAAAGTGCGTTTTAACCAGTGAGTCTAATTGTTGTGATTGAACGGATAGCTGAGATTCAAGAGTCGTCACACGTGACTTCGCTTCATTAATGCCAGACTGACTATTGTTCAGTTCAGAATTATAAGCTGCTTTGTGATTAGCCTCGATATTTTGCTTCTCTATCTTAGCTTGGTGAATAGCATTTTGATTTTCAAGAATAGCTTTATTGATTTGAGAATTTGCCGCATTGTATGCTTCGTTTCGATCAGTGATTTGTTGGTCCAATAAATCATATTTCGATTGCAATTCAGCTATACGCTCATTAATACCTTCTTCACTCACCAATTCAGGTTTTGATCGCTCAAGCTCGTCAATACGTCCAGGGATTTGCTCAATATTATCTTTCAACAATCGTTTGTCGGATGCAACTTTAGCCTTGAACTCCTTCAATGACTTTCCGGCAAGATTTTCTAACAACAACTTTAGCTCAGGATACTTTGCAGAAAGGAAATCATCAGTAATTTCTCCAACAATACTTGATAAAGCTGTACGCTGGTCCTGCCATGGCATAGAATTGAAATAAAGCGGATTTGTTATAAGCTTAAAGACTTTCTCGTCCAATAGACCATTTACTTTAGCTTGAAACTCTCCTGCCTGCAAAGGAACTTCATTCCAGTAATAAAGGTGCTCATTTCCGGTAAACTCGGCGATTGCTTCTCCTCTTTTTTTGGTCCATTTCTCGCGATGAATGTGACGGATACTAATTTCTTCTCCATCGACTACAATGATAGCCGAGACTTCATTTTCCAATTTATCGGTTTTTTGACCTTCCAGATCAAGCGGCTTAATATTAAAGTCCTTGCGATCGTTAGAGTCTTTACCAAAAAGCAGCCATAAGAAAGCATCGAAGATTGTCGTCTTACCGGTAGCGTTGGCACCAAAGATATTCGTCACCTCCGCGAAATCAATTTTAAAATTTTTGACACCTTTAAAATTGATGATTGAAATTGTTTTGATTAGGATATTCATTTTTGAATAGATTTATTTTGTTAATAGATTTATTAATTGTTGCAATTTTTGATCGTTATTAATACTTGGAAGCTCTACGTATTGGCCTTTTGTAGTGATCTCAACAGTTTGAAGATTTGTAATTTCAATTGCAAAATTTTCGTTTTCAAACTTGTGATCGATCACCGTTCCAACCTCTTCATCCTTCCATTCATATCTAGAAAATCCTAGATCTTCTAGAGTACTCGCTAAGAAATTCATGATTTTTTACCTTTAGTATGTACGTATGTTGCCAGATTAGCGCTCGCCGCTATGGCATTTAATTGAGTGACATCGATTCCTGCTTCGGTCACATTGAGAACTCCCTCCTGAATCCATCGGTCTACTTTTCGCCGGCTCCCGATTCTTCGGTAGGCTTCTTGATTCGAGATGAACTGAGACATCTTTCCTACAGAAATAAGTGCCCTGGTCGCACCGAGTTCCGCTGATTCCTGGAGAAGGGAGATTAACTCAGGTTCAACGATGTTAATTGTTTTGAATCTGTTCATTCTCTCCTCCGATTGTTTTAAACTCTGCTTTTACCTCAATAAAACCGGCAGCAGCATTTACTACAGTAGTATACCTCATGTGCGGTTTATCCATTTTCATTTTACGGCCGCAAGCTTCACGGACCGCTTTAATATGCTGCAAGTGAAATCTTTTAACATCTCCACCAGTCATCTCCTCTATATGGTCTGTCACTGTTGGCTGCTTTTCTATTTTGATGATTGTATGTAGTTGCATTATTTATTTTTTATTTGGTTTGTAAAGTGTTATTCCTTTTGCGGCAGCAAATAGCGCTAGATTCAGTTTATCCGATTGGCCAGTCTTTTCGCGGATATTTTGCAAGTGCGTTGAAATGGTTTCGGGTGATCGATTTAGCTTTTCAGCGATTGATTTATCAGGAAGACGGATATATCTGAGAACTTCAAGTTCTGCTTTGGTGAGATATCCATTCTTAACCTGAATAGAATCACAAATTTTGCCTTCAAATTTGCAGACTCCTCGCCGTCCACAATCATAAAACTCAGACCTATGAACCGTTCCATCTTCGTCGAAATCAGGTGAATCGTCAAGGCCACCGAAATTGCAAAGCGTGTATTGCTTTATCTGTTGGTCCTGTCTAAGATTTGGCCATTTTGCCAGATGTTCCAATTTTTTAGGATTGTTAAGCATATCTTGCTTAATCATTTCCATTACATTACTTGGAAAATTTGGCCACATGGTTTGACGCATATCATGACTACAGTAAAGAATACGCGTTTCGATGTCTTCAAATATTTCGACTGTTTTGTCGATCATCCCTCCTATAATTCGCTGTTTACTCATTTGGTACTATTTTGGGATTGCCTGTTTTAAACTATTGTATTACCTTTGTTTTGTTCGTATGGTACAAATGTAATTACATTAATTACACGATGCAATATGTAATATTACATTATTTTGTATATGTCTGTATATCAAGGAGAAAAATTTAAATTATATCTTAAAAACAAAGGTATTAGTGTAATAAGTGCTGCAGAAATGCTCCAAGTTGCACGTAATACAGTATACCAATATTTCAGAACCGAGAATTTAACCAGGGAAGTTGTAACTAATATAATTACAACTTTTAATACCACTGAGGAAGAGGTGTTTGAGGTTAGTGAATCAAAAACGATAAAATCGAACGCTAGAGATATTGGAAACCCTGAAATTTATGATGAAGATGGGGATCAAAAATTCACAGAAATTTCACCAGGTCGTTACCGAATGGGGACGGAACTAGTACCTGTCTATGCACAAGCTGGATATTTAACTGGATATGCCGATAAAGAATTTATAGAAGAGTTGCCGAAACACTATATAACCGTTGATAAGTACGTTCGAGGAAAATACAGATCATTTGAGATCAGTGGTCACAGCATGGATAATGGAGATGTTAAAGAAGCCATGCCCGATGGAACCATTGCAACAGGAAGAGAAGTAAAACGTGAACTTTGGAAAAGTAAACTCCACAACCACCAATGGCCTAACTGGATCTTTGTCCATAGGACCGAAGGGATTGTTGCGAAACAGATAGCTCACCAGGATCTTGAAACGGGGCAACTAATTTTAAGATCTCTTAATCCTGATAAAGACAAGTACCCAGATATCCAGGTATTCATGGACGAAATCGAGCAAATTTATAATGTTATAAAAAGGGAGCTCCGGTAATGCCTTATAATGCCGACTACTCCCCTGCTGAACTGAGGGTTTTCAAAATTATAAAGAAACATATTCTTGAAAGTTCTTTGTCAGAAAATGGATTATTAGCCGGCGGAATACATATTAAGCCAAAACCTAAAAATTTACGGCTTAAACTGATCGAGTTGAATTGCTTTGGCACCAACAGGGCAAGGATCTTAAGTAAGATAGCAATGTGTGTAAACATAAATTATCAAGACGAAGATGAGAACCTGGTGCGAGAAGTGACAGATTTCATTTATGACCTTTTCGACCAGTCGTTTTTAAGTAATTTATATTTCAAGTCAACTTTAAAGCAAGTTGGCCGTTGCTCGCCCTACCTATGGTTAGGTAACAATTGTTTCGAAGTTTTACATAAGAGTCTAAATAATAAAATAAAGATATATGGCTACACAGACTGAAAATAGAGATAGTAATTTAGCTTTGATCGGTCAAAGATTTAAACAATTCAGAAAAGAAAAAGGAATTACTCAAGAAGATTTGAAAGAAGTTGGCAATGCAGTAGTAATGTCCAGGATAGAAAACGGGCACCGCTTTCCAAATCCTGAAATTCTAATATATATGGCTAATAAATATTCAATGGATATCAATTGGCTATTAACCGGTGTTACTACAAAGAAGAAAACTTCAGACAGTTCCGAGATTTTGGCGCGCTTAGGATTGGCGGAAGCAAGATTATCGGAGCTTGAGAAAGTTGCAGGAATAAAATCACAAAGCTAA